ATCAGGAGCTGATGCTAAAAAAATGTTTACCGACAAAGTTGTACCTATATCAATCAATTACCCATTCTTTTTTAAACCTATACAAGATGGTATGGATCGCCCAAAATCCGAGCTTGCTTATCGCGTACCCGCTAGTAAATTTACTCGAAAGAAAATCACGGTTAATGAAAAGCTGGAGGACATACAGGGATTAGATACAACAATTGACTGGAAGAATACTGGAGATAATAGTTATGATGGTGAGAAACTTGCCTTGTTAGTACATGATGAAAGTGGTAAATGGGAGAGACCAGACAATATACTAAACAACTGGCGGGTTACAAAAACTTGCTTGAGATTAGGTTCTAGAATTATAGGTAAGTGCATGATGGGATCAACATCAAATGCTTTAGATAAAGGTGGTGAAAACTTTAAAAAATTATACAATGCCTCAGACGTTACAACAAGAAATAGGAATGGTCAGACAAAGTCTGGTTTATACTCTTTGTTTATCCCAATGGAATGGAACTATGAAGGATTTATTGATGAGCACGGAGTTCCAGTTTTCACTACTCCTGACGTCGATAGATTCGCTCCAGACGGTGAATTAATAGATGTAGGTGTAATAGATAACTGGCAAAATGAAGTTGATGGTTTAAAGTCAGATCATGATGGATTAAACGAATTCTACCGTCAGTTTCCAAGAACAACAGAACATGCATTTAGAGATGAGTCTAAAAACTCTATCTTTAATTTAGTAAAGATATACGAGCAGATAGACTACAACGAAGAGATGTCAAGAACACTAGGAGTTACTCAAGGTAATTTTCAATGGGTTGATGGTATTAAAGATTCAAAGGTTATATTCTATCCAGATGCAAAGGGTAGGTTTAAAGTAAGTTGGGTCCCACCTGTTAACATGCAAAATAGGAGTTATCTTAAAAATGGTATTAGATATCCTTCCAATGAACACATAGGTGCTTTTGGTTGTGATAGTTATGATATATCAGGAACGGTTGATGGCAAGGGATCTAAAGGAGCATTACACGGTCTAACTAAGTTTAGCATGGATCAAGCACCAGCAAACAGCTTCTTCTTAGAGTACTTGTCAAGACCACCAACAGCTGAGATGTTTTTTGAAGATATGTTGATGGCTATAGTGTTTTACGGTATGCCTATATTAGCAGAGAATAACAAACCTCGTTTGTTATACTATCTAAGAAGGAGAGGATACAGAGGGTTTAGTATGAATAGACCTGATAAGGTATGGAACAAATTATCTGTAGCAGAAAAAGAAGTAGGTGGCATACCTAATTCAAGTGAAGATATAAAACAAGCTCACGCAGCGGCTATTGAGATGTATATTCAAAACCACGTGGGTTTACAGCAGGAAGGTGGGTATGGTGATTTATATTTTAATGATCTTTTAAACGATTGGAGTAGGTTTGATATAAATAGAAGAACAAAGTTTGATGCAACTATAAGCTCTGGATTAGCCATTATGGCTTGCAACAGGCATTTATATGCTCCAAATGCTAAAATAGAAAGAACACCAGTAGGAATAAGTTTTGCTAAATATAATCAAGTAGGAAGCGCGAGTAAAATAATTAAAAATTAAGCATGGCAGAATCAGTTATAAATAGACATTTTCCTAGCCAAGTAGTTAGTGACTTAGAAAAAATGAGTCACGACTATGGTATGAAGGTTGCAAAAGCAATACAGCATGAGTGGTTTTCTAAATCACATGGTGGGGGCAATAGATTTAACAATAATATATCTAAGTTTCATAAACTACGTCTTTACGCTAGAGGCGAACAGTCTATTCAAAAGTATAAGGATGAGTTATCGATCAATGGTGATTTGTCCTATCTTAATTTAGATTGGACGCCTGTTCCAATTATATCCAAGTTTGTAGACATAGTGGTTAATGGTATTGCAGAAAGATTATACAAGGTTAAAGCGTTTTCTCAAGATCCTTATGGTGTTGTTAAGAGAACGGAATACATGAAGAGTATTGAAAAAGACATGAAGCTCAAAGACTTTTATGAGTTTTGTGAAGAAAACTTTGGGATAACACCATCGTCGAGAAATCCAGATACTTTACCAACGTCCGACGAGGAGTTTAAGCTGCACATGCAGCTTTCGTATAAGCAAGAAGTTGAGATAGCAGAAGAGCAGGCTATAGAAACACTCATGAAAGGCAATAGGTATAGTTTGATAAAAAGAAGGTTTTATCAAGACTTAACGGTTTTAGGTATTGGTGCTGCTAAAACAGGATTTAATACGGCTGAGGGCGTAACCATTGAGTATGTTGATCCAGCAAATCTAGTCTACTCTTATACAGACTCTCCTTACTTTGAAGACTTATATTACGTTGGAGAAGTAAAGTCAATACCTATAAATGAACTTAAAAAACAATTCCCATACTTAGATCATAAGGAGCTAGAAAAAATTTCAAGAACAAGTAGTGGAAGTTCTTATGGCGTACGTGGTAAATCTATGCCAGAAGAAGGTGATAATAATAAAGTAGATATACTTTATTTTAATTACAAAACCTACATGAACGAGGTTTACAAAATAAAAGAAACAGGTATGGGTGGTCAAAAAGCTATGAAAAAAGACGATAGCTTTAATCCACCTAAAAGTTTAGAAGGAAAATATGACAAGCTGTCTAAATCCGTAGAGTGTTTATATGAAGGCGCTTATATTTTAGGCGCAGACAAACTTATTAAGTGGGAGAAGGCTGACAACATGATGAGGGTCAAGAGTGATTACACTAAGGTTAAAATGAATTACAGTATAGTTGCGCCAAGAATGTATGAGGGTCGTATAGAATCACTTGTAGGCAGGATCACTGGCTTTGCTGATATGATACAACTAACTCATTTAAAAATCCAACAGGTATTATCTAGAATGACCCCTGACGGTGTGTTCTTAGATGTTGATGGATTAGCTGAGGTTGATTTAGGTAACGGAACAAATTATAACCCACAAGAAGCTTTAAACATGTTCTTCCAAACAGGTAGTATAATTGGTAGATCAATGACTGGGGACGGAGATGGTAATCCAGGTAAAATACCTATTCAAGAAATACAATCAGGTGCTGGTAGTAATAAAATGCAACAGTTAATAGGTACGTATAATTATTATCTACAAATGATAAGGGATGTAACTGGACTTAACGAAGCTAGCGACGGGTCAACTCCAGCAGAAAGATCTTTAGTTGGTGTTCAAAAGATGGCGGCAGCAAACTCTAACACCGCTTGTAGACATATACTCCAAAGCGGAATGTTTTTAACCGCTGACATAGCAGAGCAACTATCGCTTAGAATTTCAGATATCATTGAATATTCCCCTACTAAAAAAGCGTTTATAGAGGCTATTGGCGCACATAACATAGCTACATTGGAAGAGATGTCAAACTTGCATCTTTACGATTTTGGTATATTCTTAGAGTTAGAGCCAGACGAAGAAGACAAGCAGTTGTTAGAAAACAACATACAATCAGCGCTTGGACAGCAAGGTATTGAATTGGAAGACGCTATTGATTTAAGGCAAATAAGAAATATTAAGTTAGCTAATCAAATGCTTAAACTTAGAAGAAAGAAAAAAGCAGACGAAGATCAAGCCCGTCAACTACAACAAACAAAAGCTCAAGGAGAGGCTCAGGAGAAAGCCGCTGCAGCTAGTGCTAGAGCTGAGATGGATAAAGGAAAAGCAGAAGTTGAAAACACAATAAAAATAGAAAGCATTAAAACAGACGGTAAGTCAAAGATAATACAACAAGAAGGCGATATTAAGGAAAAGCTAATGCAGCTAGAGTTTCAATACAGCATGCAGTTAAAACAGCTTGAGGCTAAAACTAAAAATGCAGGACAACTATTACAAGAAAACCGTAAGGACGATAGAACAAAGATGCAAGCAACACAACAGTCAGCGATGATTGATCAAAAAGAAAATCAAAAACCATCTCAAAATTTTCAGTCTCAAAACGAAGGTTTAGGAGGGTTTGAATTGTAAATTATTAACTATTATTATATTATATTATGGCAAAGAAGAAAAAAGAAGAAGTAGTGGAGAAAACTCCAAACGAACCTAAGGGTGACGTTACAAAAGTAAAAGCAAAAATGAAAAAACCAAGTGAGGTTATTGAGCAAACTATTACAAAGATTGACCTTGACAATCCACCAATACCAAAGGAAGATGAAATTAAAGAAGATAACACTAACGACGAGGGAGTGGTTGGAGTCACTGAAGATGCCAACGCCCCACAAGAACAAGAAGAAGTACAACCGGAAAACGAAGCACAAGAAACTACAGTATTAGAGGATATTACTAATGAAAAAATAGAAGATGTAGCTGGTATAGCTAGCGCAGCTATAGAGGAATCTATCGTTACTGGAGCACCGCTTCCTGAAAATGTACAAAAGTTAGTTGACTTTATGGAGGACACCGGTGGAGACTTAAGTGATTATGTTAAGCTCAATCAAGATTATAGCACGATGGATAATCAAGATCTATTACATGAGTTCTATAAGCAAACAAAACCTCATTTAGACAACGAAGAAATTAACTTCCTTATGGAAGATAACTTCTCATTCGACGAAGATGTAGACGACGACAGAGAAATAAAAAAGAAAAAAATAGCGTTAAAAGAGCAAGTTGCGAGCGCTAAAAGCCACTTAGACGGGCAAAAGTCTAAATATTACGACGAAATTAAAAGTGGATCAAAGCTTACTAATGAGCAACAAGAAGCTATTAATTTCTATCAACAATCACAGCAGCTAAGTGATAAGCAAGAAAAAATGACTGACAGTTTTTTAAACAAAACTAGTAGATTTTTTGGCGATCAATTCAAAGGTTTTGAATACAATGTAGGTGACAAAAAATTTAGAGTTAATGTTGGTGATACAAAAAGAGTTGAAAAATCTCAACGTGACATAAATAACTTTATAACAAAGTTTGTTGATAAAGATATGAACCTGACAGACACGCCGGGATATCACAAGGGATTATACACAGCTATGAATCCAGACACAATTGCTAATCACTTTTATGAACAAGGAAAAGCCGATGCTTTAAAAACAAGTATTGAGGAATCTAAAAACATAAACATGGCGCCTAGACAAACTATGGAACCTAATTTGAATATTGGGGGAATGAAGGTTAGAGCTTTAGACGCTGAATCCGCTAGTGATTTTAAATTTAAAATTAAAAATAAACGTTAAAAATTAAAAAACAAAATTATGGCAATATCAAACCCAGGTCTTTTGTTGAATAGTGTACCTGCTTCAAGGCAACAAACACTAGCTACAAATTATCTAGATTTCACAAGTGCTACAACCCAAGGTTGGGCACAACAATATTTACCAGATCTTATGGAAAAAGAAGCTGAAGTTTTCGGACCGAGAACTATATCAGGATTTCTTTCACAAGTAGGAGCTGAAGAGTCTATG